CATATTTAATAAGAAATAAATTTACACATTACAGCAATACAGGACAAATTATTGCTGAATTACGTAAAATAAATGGAGAACATAAATTTTGGAAACTTAAAAACAAAGGTGTTAACACATGGGGTGTACCATCTTTTGATGTACAAGATTCAGAACACGAAGTTAGGAAACAAGATGTCGTACCGTTCTAAAAAATCTTTGGCGTATAGAAAAAAAATGAAACCTGTGTGGGATGAAAAGTACCTTAATTCTGATAAAGGTTTTTTTATGGAACTTTGGCAAAACATAAAAAAAAGATCTAATAAAAATTCATATTATCATAGACATCAAAATAGGAAACTAACTATTAACAATGGTATAGAAGGCAGAGATCATCTTTTGGAGTTATGGGAAAAACAAAAGAAACTTCTTGGAGGGCCTTATTGCGCATACACTGGAGTTACACTTACAACTAAAAGAACACTTGGAAAAGGTTATGCAGGTTCAACAAAAACAAATGTATCAATTGATCGAATTGATTCAAGTTTGCCATACCAGGAAGATAATATAGTATTTTGCTCGTGGGAGTTTAATGATAGAAAAGCTGGTGTTACTATTGATGATTGTAAAAAAATATTAAAAGTATGGGAGATAAGAGTATGGGAGAGTCGTAATGCCAAAAATTAACATTATATTAGGACCTCCAGGAACGGGTAAAACACATAATTTGTTGAATCTTGTAGAAAAAGAATTAGCAAATGGCACACCACCAGATCGCATTGCTTTTGTAAGTTTTACAACTAAAGCAACTAATGAAGCACGTGATAGAGCTAAAGCTAAATTTAATTTAACTGATAAAGATTTTCCGTATTTTTGTACATTACATGCATTTGGTAAAAGACAAATGGGATTTACTAAATCAGAAGTTATGGATAAAAAAGATTATGCAGAATTTTCTGATAAGTATGGTGTAGATTTAAGAAAAGTGACATCTGATTGGGAAGACAATGGTGCGGTATCTACTGATAATAAATTTTTAAGAGATATAAATAAGTCTAAAATGCAATGCATGGAGTTACAGGATTATTATAACACATCTAATTTAGATTATTCATGGGATGAATTACTATGGGCTTTTCGTTCATTTGAAGATTATAAACATACATACAATAAATTTGATTTTACAGATATGCTAACACAATATGTAGCGTTTGGTCCTACACCAGTTCTAGATGTGGTGATAGTTGATGAAGCACAAGATCTTACTAAATTACAATGGAACATGTGTGAGAAAATATGGAAAGATGTTAAAAGAGTTTACATAAGTGGCGATGATGACCAAGCTATATTTAGATGGGCAGGTGCAGATATAGAACACCTTATTAATATGAAAGGTAATGTAAGTGTGTTGAATCAATCTTACAGATGCCCAGTAGAAGTACACAAAGTTGCACACGATATAGTTACAAGAATAGGACAACGCAGAGATAAGGAATGGAACCCACGTGATGTAGAAGGTGAGGTAAGATTTCATGCTTATCCTGGTGGAGTTGACATGGCTGAAGGAAATTGGCTAGCACTTGCAACTTGTAGTTATATGTTAGATGATTTAGAAAATGAATTACGATATCAAGGATTACCTTATACCATTTATGGTAAATCACCTGTTAAACAAGATCTTATAAAAGCTGTTAGTGCATGGAATAGATTAAATGAAAATCAACAAATATCATACAATGAAGTAGCTGCAATATATGCTAATTTAAAAAGTGGTGTTGGTGTACAAAGAGGATATAAAGGTTTAAAAACATTAGAAGAAGAACAAGTATATGATGTAGAGTCATTGACTATGAATCATGGTTTGTTAAATGCAGGTATACCTTGGGATATAGCTTTTAACACAGTGGGTGAAGCAGATAAATCATACATAATGTCACTAGAAAAACATGGTGGATTAGGAGTAGAACCTAAAATTAATTTAAGCACTATACATATGGCTAAAGGTGGAGAGTGTGATAACGTTATGCTAATGACAGATTTATCTCGTGCAAACAAAGAAGAGATGGAAATAGATTCGGATGATACGAATAGAGTATTTTATGTAGGCGCAACTCGTGCGAAACAATCCTTACATATAATTAACCCACAACAAGAGAGAGGATTTATCATATGAGTATGAGTAAAGAAGAAATATTAGTGAAAGCTAATCAGCTTATTTCTAAAGATAGAAATGAAACACATGGAGATGCATTTAAGAATCATGCTGAAATTGCAGAGTTTTGGAATATATTTTTAGATAGCAAATTAAAACCAATGGCTAACATTACAGCACAGGATGTCGCCATAATGATGATATTGTTAAAGATATCTAGAAGCACACAAGGTGAGAAGTTTAACATTGATAACTTTATCGACATGGTGGGTTATGCAGCAATAGCAGGAGAAATAGGCGATAATGGATCTTTTTAATCAAAACGAAGTAAAAGCAGAATGGCTACACCCCACGGAATTTCCTTCCATGAAAGGAAGGGATGTGGTGGCGATAGATTTAGAAACATGTGATACAGATTTAAAGAAAAAAGGTCCAGGATGGCCTAGAAAAGCTGGAATGGTCATAGGTATTGCCCTTTCTAGTGGTGATTTCACTGCATACTACCCAATTGCGCATGAAGGCGGTGGAAATATGGACAGTGATGTTGTCATAAAATATATAAAAGAGATATGTGAGGATGAATCTATACAAAAGGTATTCCACAATGCCCAATACGATATTGGGTGGCTCAGCGTGTTAAATATCGAAGTTAAAGGGTATATTCACGATACAATGATTGCTGCTGCATTGTTGAATGAGAATAGATATTCTTTTACTTTAAATAGCATGGTTGCTGAATATTTAGGTGAGTTTAAAAATGAATCTTTACTTAAAGCTAAAGCAGAGGAATTAGGATTAGATCCTAAAGCTGATATGTACAGAATGCACGCGTCATTTGTTGGGGAATATGCAGAGGCAGATGCCAAATTAACATGGCGTTTACATGAAAGATTTATAACTGAGATAGAGAAAGAAGATCTTACTAAAGTTTATGACATAGAATGTCGCCTTATTCGTGTTATATTTAATATGACTAAGCGTGGTGTGCGTGTAGACATGGAAAAAGCTTTTGGTCTTAAAAAGAAATTACTTAACAAAGAGAAACAATACTTAAAAAGAATAAAAGATTTAGTGGGGCAAGATGTACAAATCAACGCAGCTAGGTCTGTGGCCCAGGCATTTGACAGTGTTAATCTAGAGTATCCTAGAACATCTCTTGGTGCACCTAGCTTTACACAAACATTTCTTGAAACACATGCACATGAGTTGCCGCGTATGATAACAAAGGCACGTGTATTAAATAAATTACAAGGAACTTTTGTCGATGGTGTTGCAAAATATGTACATGAAGACAGGTTACACGCACATATAAATCAAATACGTGGAGATAATGGTGGAACTGTAACTGGTAGATTTTCTATGTATGCTCCTAATTTACAACAAATGCCTATTAGAAATGAATTTGGCTCTGAGATTCGTAAAATATTTATACCGGAACAAGGAGAATATTGGTTATCGGCTGATTATTCACAACAAGAACCCCGTATTCTTACACATTTTGCTATTCTTAATAAGAACGAAGGAGCAACAAATGTGCAAGAAGCTTTTATTAAAGGATTAGATTTTCATAAACAAACAGCAGAAATGGCTGGTATTGATCGTAAATTAGCTAAAACTATTGGTCTTGGTGTTATGTATGGTATGGGATATAAAAAAATGGCTATAGATTTAGACATTGCACCTATAGAAGCAAAAGAAATGCTTAAAGAGTTTAGAGAAAAAGTGCCCTTTATGCAGGGTATGCTTGAAGATGTAATGAACCGTGCAAACAAAGTAGGATCTATAAGAACTTATCTTGGGCGTAGATGTCAATTTAATTTATGGGAACCAGCTTGGTATGATGTAGATCCAGTAACAAAAAAACCAATATTTCACAAAGCTTTACCACATTCTGAAGCTTTAGTTA